TCATTTCCAGGTGTTACCGTCAGAGCAGTTCCTGTTCTAAACCCACCGCCGCCACCGCCACCAGCCCAATATCTACCGCCACCACCGCCACCAGCAACCAATAAATAGTCAACACTCGTCACCCCAGTAGGGCAAGTCCACGTTGAGGTAGCTGTGAAGGTTTGGATGATGGTGTAGCCTGCGCCTCCGCTTCCAGAGAAAGCAGCGGCAATCATTGCACTTAATGCACCAGCCATATCAGGTCACTCCCGCGCCAGAAACATACCATGTATCTGTAGCAACCTTAAGTAAGGTAGCCATTCCTTTTGTCGCCACTGTCCTGTTACCTGTTGCACCATTGGCAAGCTGAAAGGTAACACCAGAACCAGAGATCGTAAGATTGCCTGAGTTGTTGTTTACCACAAGAATCGTTGTACCAATATCAATTGCAGTCGTTGCGTTTGTGCTTACCGTAAGGGTTGCCGTAGACCCGCCCGTAAAGTAAATATGTTTGCCAGCATCACTCGCCGCCACGGTCGTGTTTGTGCTTTGTGGAGCGCCGATATAACCAACCTTGTTTGTTCCATCAACCGTACAGTTAGACAGGGTTCCTGATGTAGGCGTTCCTAGTACAGGAGTCGTTAACGAAGGTGATGTCGATAGAACAACCGAGCCAGTGCCTGTCGATGTCGTAACACCCGTGCCACCGTTAGCAACCGGAAGCGTACCTGAAACCTGAGTTGCTAGATTGACTGATCCAATGACTGTCTTGAGGTTGCCGCTGGAATCAAAGGTTCCATCGGTTGTCCATGTGTCGTTTACTTGCAGCGTAACTTTGGCGATCTGCCTTGACGTAGACCCGCTGGAGTTAGCATACGAAACAGTAACTGTGACCGCAGCCGTGTCCTTGTTTTGGATGGTTATCCACTTAATCACCCGTCTGGTAGACGCGGCAGGAGCCGATGCAATCGTGACCAACGATGTGCCATTTAACGCCCCGTCGCTAGCACCTTCTGTCAGCGTTGACGAAGTGCTGTCAGCGTAAGCGACCGTGTATTCAGGATTGTTGGTAGCCGCAGCACCAGACATCACCGCAGTGATGGTCTTTGTTGTTGCGTCAAGAACTAAAGTTGACATGATGAATCCCTATGACAAAAACCATGCAAAGTTTTGTGCTGTTCCGCTGCCGCCGCCGCCGCCTACCGCTGACCACGATAGCACTCCAGTACCATCTGTTGTTAGTGCGTATCCGTTAGTACCTGTTCCTGCGGGCCATGTAAAAGTGTTATTTCCACCAGACGATGGAGGCTTGAACGTAACCGAATTGCCCGAAGTCGAAGAATTTAACGTCAGACCCGTTGTATCTGCGCTGTCCAGCGTGAAGCTGTATTTAGCGGTTAACTGTCCAATAGCGGTTACATAGGCCTCTGAACCAGATGACAAATAAGCCAACCCGCTTGTAAAGTTCTTGATTAGCTTACCGGTCGTGCCATTAAATAAAACTATGCGCGAATCAGATGATGATGCCGGACCAACCACATCTCCGCTAACGTTAACCGTAACCGCATTGCCAACCGCGGTAGCCGTTACGCCCGAACCCGTAAAGTTAAAGGACGAGACGGCAGCGGTAATCTGAGTGCCTTCGTCTGATACCGGAATGCTTGAGCCAGCGCCCGCCGGTCCAGTAGGCCCCGTTGGGCCCGCTACTGTAGAAGGGTCGCCAGTAGGACCAGTTGGGCCTAAAGCTCCAGTCGGTCCGGTTGGCCCTGCGGCCCCATTACTTCCCGTCGGTCCAGTGGGGCCTGCGCTACCTTGCGCCCCTGTTGGGCCCGTTGGTCCAGCAGCGCCAACTGATCCAGTAGGCCCAGTTGGGCCGACTCCTGCCGATATATTGACAGTTACATCGTTGCCTACAGCCGTAGCCGTAACACCAGTTCCAACAAAATCAAAAGAAGTGACGCTTGTGGTTAATGTCGTGCCTTCATCTTTAACCGTAATAGCGCTGCCGCCACCTCCTGCCGGTCCCGTTGGCCCCGTTGGACCTGCAACACCTGTCGGACCGGTGTTTCCATTAGATCCCGTTGGTCCTGTAGGGCCTGCCACTGTAGATGCAGCTCCGGTAGGACCAGTTGGCCCGTTAGCGCCATTAACTCCCGTTGGACCTGTTGGACCTGCAACTGTGCTTGCTGCGCCTGTAGGTCCCGTTGGCCCTGCCGATCCTGAATCTCCTGTTGGACCAGTGGGTCCAGTAGATCCGGCCGATCCATTTGCACCCGTTGGACCTGTCGCACCAATAGAACCTGAAGCTCCCGTCGGACCGGTCGGGCCAGATGCCCCTGTATTACCAGTGGGGCCGGTTGGCCCCCCCGCAGGACCAGTTGGGCCTGAAGTTCCAGTGGGGCCTGTCGGGCCATCAACGCCAGAACCTCCTGTAGGGCCAGTCGGTCCAGTTGATCCGTTATTGCCTGTAGGGCCAGTAGGACCCGTAGGACCGCCCGCAGATCCAGTTGGTCCCGCAGCTCCGGTTGCCCCCGTTGGTCCAGTTGGCCCACCCGCCGGGCCTGTCGGACCGTAGGGTCCCGTGGGTCCAATAATGCCCTGATCTATCGTTAAGGCTATCTGATTGCCAGACGTGACAACTAAATTTACGTCGCTCAATTTGTCACCCCGTCAGATCTGATTAGGAACAGCAGAAAGATAATCAAATCCTGCGCCGGAGTTGTTCCGCTGGCAGGAATTGCTACTTTGATGTTTCCTGAGAACCCAACGGGATTGTTGGCGTTGATGTCGAGCTCTGTGTCTGTGGATAAAACCGACCACGCAGACTCATCTATGACTAAAGTAAACGATCCGCCCGCGAGATTTTGATTCGCAATCGTTAGGCTTACAGGCGTGGGTGTAGGCGTGTAATCGGCTATGTCGAATGTCAGACCGTAGCGCGAGTCTCTGACATTGGAGAGCTGCCTACGGAGAATCTGGCTTGTGATTGTGGAACCGGTAAGGTCTAGCGGCGTTCCGTCTGAATTAGATAGCGAGACATTCCAATAAGTCTTTTGGTTGTAGACCAGCTCGCCCGCAATAATTTGATTGTTAAAACCGCTAACTTGCGTCAGCGTATTTTTATTGAAGATCGCCACTTTTCCCTCGCTCGGTAAGTTGACGTTCGCTAAGTGCTCTCAGCAAAACGATGGGCTATCTTGTCTTTTCTGAAGTTTACTCCCACGGCAACGGTGGGTCAATGAGCGGTGGAGAAAGCCGGTCTTGCAGTCTTTTGTTGACCATTGCCTCGGTAGCGTCCTTATCAACAACAGACCAAACCCAACCTAAGACCTGTTCTTTTGTCAGATTGGCGTAAGGTGTGAAGTTCTCTGGATCTGCTGTTACTTGAGTAATTCCTGTGTAGATTTCTTGATCAGTTGATGCCTGAGCAATAAACGTCCAGAAAATCTTTACAACAACATCCGACAATCCATCTAAAGATGGTAAGCACTCAAGTTTTGTTATTGACCACATTTTCCAATTGCTCCACTTTTTCCGTTAGTTCTTGAATTGCTTTCACTAAAGGCCCAATCATTGAAATGTAATCGAAGCCTTTTAATCCACCTTCGTATTCCTCGGAAGGGATAAGCGGACGAAGTGAATCGTTAGGGTCTTGCAAGACTTGCCAGACATCATCCGCAACAAAGCCGTGAAATTTGTGTGCATATCCGGGCTTTGTGAACGTAACCGGCTTCAGTGCTTTTAAGAAAGATAGGCCCAATGACTCTGGCGTAACGTTTTCTTTGATACGGCGATCTGAAACTGATTGCAGCGTTAAAGTATTCCCTGACCCGTAAAACTCATACGTTCCGACAAGGCCGGTTCCGGTGACAACATTCAACCCTGAGCCCGAAGCATTAGCCGTTCCTCTACCAGAGTTGCCGGGGAATATTCTTGCCCACGATGATGCTGCTAAACCATCAAGCCTTGCAGAATCATAAGCCTGACCGGTTGTCGATAAAGGCGTAAATCCTAACGCCGTGGTGACGTTAGAACTTGTGATGCTTTGCCACGTTCCATCAGCTCGCAAATAAGTCGTTGTCGATCCTGTGGGTGCAGAGATCGTGTAAGAGTTATATCTAAATTGGCCGGACCTTAGATTTAGTGCATAGCCATCAGAATCACAAAGTGAAGCCTCTGTGCCGCCCGTACTTGATTGAAACCTTCCGCCTGCATCGTAAGAGCCGTCATAACCTAAAATGCCCGTGTAACCCGATCCGACGCTTCCAGTGAATCCGGTTGTCCCGGATACCGCAGCTCTTCCTGTTGTCTGAGCATTCAGAAAATAAGCGACAGTTGAGTTATCTGAAAGCGACGCAAGAATTCCGTTTGATACAACTGACCCGGTAGGAACAGGTAGCGAGATTGCCATGCCGCCTGCGTAATTTGAAACTGAGACCGGAGACAACTGAACCAACGGATCAACACTTGCGCCAGTACCACCGAAATATCCTAAAAGTTGATTGGCAGAGTTATAGATCGCAACTTTGTTAGCCGAAGTCTTATTGATCTCAATTCGCTGCGCCCCGCTTACGCCGGTGACAAGCTCGCCTCGCAAATAGGCTGAGTTAGCGTAGAGCGATCCAGATGTTTTGTCTAAGTACCATCCTTGAGTGCCGTAGTTTGTGCTTGTCGGAGGGATTGGACCGTTATAGTTATCTGAAAGGATCGACTGAAAGACATTAAACGCAACCGGTGTGTCCCATGTCGTGATGTTTGTGCTGGTGACATAAGTTCCGTAGCTTGCCCAAATTGTTTGGCCAATAGTGATAGTCGGCATCGTGGCCGTCCATCCAGACGGAACGGTTGTAGGACCCGTTGTCGGTGATGGGGTCGCCGGATAGCCTAATGTCTGACTCTGCTGTAAGAAAACAATACGTTGCTCATCTGGTGTATTGCCAGACGGGCCGGTGGACCCGGTAGGCCCGGAGGTCCCGGTGGGCCCCGTGGGACCCGCCACTCCGGTGGGCGACCAGACTAAAGCTGTGCTTGTGGCTGATAAGGAACTTTTAGCCGAGTCATTCTCAACCGAGAAAGCGAAGTACCACGTTCCTGCTGCTAATTGAATGTTCTCAAACTTAAACGTCGATAAGTTGGCAAATGTAGAACCATTGGAAAGAATGGCAGATCCCCACACCTTCCAATCAGTAGCCGCGGGGCTTGCAGATGCCGTGTAAAACAAAGTGATGGTTGTTACTCGCCCGACTGCTGGCATCGTAACCGTCGCCGAGAAAGTAGGAGGAGCGACAGACGGAGCCAAATCACCGATAACTGGTGCATTTAAGGAAGAAAAGTAATTAGGGCTCGGCAGGCTTGAATTGGGAGCCGCGGTGAATGCGGTGATACTTGCATCGTCGTAAACAACTGCGTTGTACTCAGAAAGCTCAAGGCTTGCGCCGAGATTGCCATCATCGACAGTCGCCTCCGAAACTTTCATTACCCGGAAGAGCTTATTCGTCCATCCGTAGTCAGAGTTTGTAATATCGACCACGTCACCCGCATCAACTTGAATGCCGGGATAAGTCGAAGTGATCGTTACGATCAAATCCTCTCTTGCTTGCTCAAGTCTGCGGTTGCCTAAGTATTGAGCCTGCACAGAGTCGTTCGTAAACTCTAGGGTAGTTGTCTGTCTATTAGCGGGTTCGTTGGGATACAAAAGACCAGCAGGAGTCTCCATATAAACCAGATCCGGCTGATCTCGATTTAGCTTAGAAGGAAACTCAATCTGAATCTGGTTGATCTGCTGATTGATGTCAATGGCAGATACTCTAATTTCACCGAGCAAATTTGTGTCATTAAATGAAAAGGTCGAGCTTTCTGATTTGTTGATGACAATCGACCAGAGACCCGAAGCCGCGTTGTAAGCCATCCAACTATCTGAACACTCCAGCATCTTCTCGACGTTCTCAAGCACCGGCCTTCCTGTGTCGACAACACCGTTGATCCTGTATCGGGCTTGCGTAGCTGATCCACCTCCCGCGGGTGTGTAGGTGATTGTCTGATCTGAGTAAGTGTTAAGAGCCGTCGCGCTTGCAGAATCAACTAGCCCCGTCATGCCAGCGCCGTATCGCGCATCGGTCATGTAGTCGTACCAGACATCTCCGGGCTTCGCTACGGTTCCACCTTTAGGATAGTGCTTGCAGTAAAACGTGATCGGCTGAAGTCCTGTTGTTCCTGCGTCAGCGTTGTAATTCAGTTTGACGATTGCAAAGGCTAGACCGTTCATCTGCCGACCCGACGAAGGCCAGCGTAGCGCGACAGGAATATCAGATCCGCCCATCGTGACATTAGGAGCGGTTCCGTTTACCGCCGTAATCGTTCCTGCATTCGTCGAGGTGTAAAGACTTATGTACAGATTGCCGGAGATTTTTGTGTCGACGTTTCCATCACCATCCGTCAACGACACTACTTTAGTCTGATCGGTTCCGTCAAAAGTTACTAAGCGATCACCGTAGTAAAACTTAGTCCGATCATAAGAGAACGTCGCGCTTGCGTCTGATGAGATCGAGCTGATAGCAAGAACGTAGTACATCGTCTTTTGATCGGTGGAAAGAACCGCATCGACAAAGACTCCACCTAGCCACGCATCGCCATAAACAACAGGAATTGAATTATTGTTAGCCGGTGGGACTTGTTGTCTTGCGCCAGTATCTTGAGCGTCGGGAGGCTTAGATCCGAACACTCTTGTGATGACATAAGAGACGGCGAAGTTAACCGCAAAGGTCGCCGCAGCAAACGCTACCGTTCCTGCTTGAAAAAATGCGGCTGCAACAATTGATCCGGGCATGATTTACTCTCGAAAGAAGGTAGCTTGCAAGGGCTTGTATTTGTATCGTGTGTAATCAATGTCAGGACTAGACGGCATGAGGCTTGTACACACAATATCCACCCGCTTAGAGTCCAACATATACTGAGCAAGTTTGTTAAATCTCAACCAAAGCCTGCCGCCGAGACTTGTATTTCGATACTCCGGCATCACCCACCATGCCACCTCGTGAAGCTCTCTGACGTAGCGATTCCAAAAGTTTCTTGTGATGTATGCAGCAAGGAATCCGTGGAGGTTATCGTCGACTAAAACAAATCCTCTGCCGTGAATCATCTGGTCAAAAAGATTTCGGACTTGCGGTTCGTTTTGATTGTGCTTTAGTGCCTCAATACCAGCCTCGTCTGCATATGCCTTCATCATCTCAATAAGATGAGGCACATCGTATTTTGTAGCTTCTCTCATCCTGCTTGACTTATATCGTTAGGGTCGGTTAATGGGGTTTGTGCGCTTCCCGGATCTGACTGCGAACCAGACTTAGGAGGAGCGCCAAAGTCAAAGTATTGACCAGCAATAGCCGCGACTCTGCTCATGCTTGTGTCTGATGCGTAGCGCTGCTGCCACGTCGTAAGATTGGTTTTTATCCCTGCAATCCGATTCTCAAGTATCGACCGGAAAGAAGAACATGAGATGGAACACGTCGCTGTCCTGCTTCTAGCGTTCTCGTCCCAATCTTCCGTGATGGACATATTAGAGACGATGCCCTGATAGCGCTTAAAAAACTGAGTGCTAGGGCTTGTGATGATCTGATAATTAGAGTCGAAGAATCCGCGCCAGATCTCGACAGTGGAACCCTTGATGTTTGATCCTAAGACCAAAGAAATATTCGTCGGGTCAATCCCAATCAACGTGATGACCATATCTATTGAGGTCGCTTTGATCTCGCGATTAACCGCGCCAACAGACAAGAGACTTCCGAGGCTTGTAAACGTATTGCCTCCAACAGTGATCGGAGCTGCTGCATTGCAGAATGTGTAAGTCGAAGTCGATGTTGTTAGCTTTACAAATTCACCGTGGGTAATGCTTGCGCTTGATAGCGCTGTCATTGGTGTTGTCATTGGACGTTCTCTCTAAAGACAAAGTCAGAGTCCCAATCAACAAAAGCACCATTTGTCATTGGCCTTAATGTGTAAGTTGGGCAGACCTCAGCAACAACAGAGAACGTGCAGGAAGCCCCTACAGCCGTCAATGTACCCGCCGAGGGAGTTCCTATCACTGGACGATGCAAAGTTACGCTAACGGTCGATCCTGAGCCTCTTAAGACCTCTGTGGTGACTTTGTAGGGATAGTTTCCTATCTGAAGAAAGTCGCCCGCAGCAAATACCACTGTAGACGCAGAAACCGCGGGAAGATTACCGACCGAGATTGTTGTCGCATTAGGCGCGGGAACGCTCGCAAGGGTAAGCGCTGAAGCCTGACCAGACGTAAGACCGCCCTTGTATTCTGTGAACCACTGAAGATTTGTGGTGTTGAATGTGATGGTCGCTGCTGTCTGTCTATCTAAATTGTCAATCGTCTGGATGACATCACGCACTTGAGGGTAATAGAGATAAGCATGAGGCTTGACTGTAAACACCCACGGAACGGAGGTCACATACTGAGCCGTTCTTACTTGTCCTGATCGTGAGTATTGCTGCCCAACCATCCTTCGGTTGTTAACCGTGATGGACTGAGAAATGTTTAGGATGGTCTGGAAGCTCATGCTCGGCCTCTAGGTGATAGTGATTTTTGAGCGTAGGCATTTGCCGCCCATACCGCTCGATTGCTGCCCATAATCCGATCTTCAAAAGACTTAACGTCGATAGCTTGTATGTTGTAGTTGTTTACGGTGGTCGCTCCGCTCATCGCGTAATTAGGGACAACCTGACCAGCCATGCTCGGCACAAACAACTCAGGGCCTCTTTCCCCCACGATGTAAGGGCTCCCAGAATTAACCGGGCCTCCTCCGGCTCGCTTACCAAAAATCCCGCCGATAACGGGAATGGTCGACATGAAATTCTCAAACAACGAAGGAGCGCCCGTCATGTTGGGCTTAAAAATCGCATCCAAAAACTTATCAAGCGATCTTGAGGCAAGTTTCTGTAAGAGTGAACTGAGCGCAGACTTGAAAGCCTGTGAGGCTGATTTGCCCTGCATGAAGGCTTCGACAATCGTAGTGCCGAGAGATTTATAACCGTCTCGTAGATCCTCAAGCAGCTCTAATTGTTCATCCTTTTCTTTCTTCGTGAGATCCATTGCCTCTAGTTCTTTGTTAGCAGTAACCTCGGCCTGCCAAAGCGCGTCTAGAGCGACTTGCTGCGCTTCTTTTTCGATCTCAATCTGTTTCTCGTAATCCTTAATGATCTGGTCCTGCTGCATCTTTCTGAGATCTTCGGCTGCCGCTAGTTCTTGCGCCGCTTCCTTTGCGTTGCGCTGTAACTGTTCTTGTAATTCGGCCTCCTCTCTTCGGAGCTTAATGATTTGCTCCATCTTTTCTAAGCCAGCAGGACCACCTTGTTTTGCAGCCTCAAACCTAAGTGCGGCTTCCTCGCCTTCTCTAAGTTTGAGAATCTGAGCGTCTAAGCCTTCCAGATAAGACTTAAGGGCTTTTGCCGCTGAGTCTGCGCTTGTATCTTTTACAGGCTTAACTCTCGTTCCTGACTGTATGCCGCCTTTAGCAACATTGACAACCGGAGCGGGAGCTTCTTCTTCGCCAAATCCTAAGAACTTCTTAATGCCCGTCCACGCATCTCTAGCTTTGCCGACAAGCGTAAGAAAGCCGATCTTCGCCTTCTCGGTCATCTCGTCGATTGCATCGCCGATTTCACCAATAGCTAAAACACCCTTCTTAGCCTCTCCGGTGAACTTGTCGGTGTTTCTTGAGAGCTGGTCGATTTTAGAAATGTCGACGTTTGCAAACTGCTTGCCAAATAACGCGACTTGTAATCTCGCCCGCTCTGCGCCCGGCCCCATTTGGGAAAGAACCGCGGTTAGATCCCTAAAGATTTCAATCTCAGGGCGCAGCATCCCGCCAGCATCGGCAATGCTTACGCCGAGTTCTTTAAATAACTCTGCCTGTTCCTTTTGCCCGTCAGCAGCCCCACCTAAAGTCGTAGAGAACCGATCCCACATCTGTGCGGCATTGTCTGCGCCTTTGCCTGCTTGCACCATCGCGCTTTGCAGGGCTAAGACTTCCTCAATCGCTAGACCTGAGCCCTCAGCAAAATCATTGACCGCATCAGCGGCTTTAAAAAAGGAAGTAGCAAAAGCTGTAGCAGCGCCCGCGGCTAATAACATCGGGCTTCGTAATGCACCCATAGCCGTTCCTAAAACGTCTACGGATACTTTCAGTTCACGGGTTTTTTGTCTTGCCCTGTCGACTTCCTGAACGAACTTTGCACTCTCTAGACCGAGAGCAACTTGTAGGGCTGCAATGAGTTTACCCGCCACGATTTCCCCCTAATATCTCAAGAAACTCCGCTTTGAATCCGGGTAGCGAAGTGAACGTTAAAAAATCACGCTCTTGTCTTGTCATGTAATTGGGAGGGACAAAATACTCCTCCAGATGCGGGAAGAACTCGCGGCTCTTAATCGGATTCTTAGACAAAGCGTTATAAACGATTGTCATAAGGTGCGAGATCAACATTAAGTTATGTCTCGCTCCGATCATGCCGTCGCGGTACATCAATTCTAACTCTCGGACGGTCGCTACATCAAGGCTATCAAACACTTCCGGGCTTTGACCGTTAAAGATCGCCGTGGCCCTCACCTGACGATATAGCGACCCCTTTAGTTTTTTTGGATGGCCTCGTAATCAGGATTGACTGCTTTCTCAATCAGGCTGACTAGGTGCTTAATCTGCGCCTCGGAAAAGGTCTCGGAAATCTGCTCGTAAGACAAAGCAAGCATTTCGTCGCCTTCTTCAAATCCGACCAGATTCACATAGGCAATTTCACGCATCACATCTTGAGCCTTGAATCTCGCAGCCTCTCGTAGGCTTCGACCCTCAACAACAATGTCATCGTCCTTAAACTCGGCATTGACGTTTTGATTAATCTTGTAGAGCTTTTGAAATGTGGCGTGTAATTTCTCGTATTCCTCGGCTATTAAAGCATCTGGTGGGTTCTTGATCTTTTCCTCAAGCTCGAGCATTTCTTTCCGAGTTGGAAGATAGACTTTCAATGTATGACCAGCAAAATCAATGTCCGCGTGAGTCTGTCGTTGGAATGACTTTCCAAATCTGTCCTGTATTTTCATTTTCTAACCTTTGCTCGTTGTTTTGCCGCCCAGAGATCCATGTGAGAACCCATAAGAGAACTCAAACGATCAAGGGCAGATGATGCCATTGATTGAAAAGAGTTACGGATAAACGGTCTTGCTGGTTGTTCAGCAGTGCCAAATTCTATGGCTTCGGCAGCGGGTCGATATTCACCCTTTTCGTCTCGGTAGCCAACACCGACATCGACAAAGCCAAAAGCCACGGTATCTCGGCTAAGATACTTTTTGTTTTTGTCCTTGCGGGTTGCTACTTTTGCGCCGTTCCTAACTTTTAACTGGAGCTTTCCAGTATCGACGGGAACCCTTCCCTTGATCGCAGCCTTAACGGGCTCCATCGCGGATTTAAGACCGGGAAGTAAAGATCGTCGAGCTTTGGTCGTGCCAAATTCCTCGGCTAACTCTAAAAGGGAATCTTCAAACTCTCTGAATCCCTTAGCTTCAAGTTTGCCCATTGGTGACGATGCGCTTGAAGATCTGATCGTTTAATTTCAGGACGTAATCAACTATTTCATCCGGTGACATGCAATCCGCGTGATTAGCCGCGATCTGATGGCAAAGTGAAATGTTGATAAGTCGTTGTTGTGGATACCCAAACCAGTTCTTAGCACCGGTTTGGGCCTGCGTGATGAGATAACTCAGTAAATCGTCACTCGCTCGCTGCATATTGCCTCATCACGTTGAGACAGACAGCTTCAGCGGCTTCGGCTTTCTGTAAGGCGGCATCCACCTCCTGTAAGGTAAAGGGATGCCCTTTTGCGATTGCATGAAGGTCACCCCTAAATTCCACCATCAGCGCTACTAATTCATCAAGTGTTGTTTGACCAGCCATATTGATTGCCCCTCGGATGAATGGTGAATGTGACTTGAGCTTCAGCGCCGGGAGCTGGATCAATCGTCCACTGCGATACGCGACCATTAAAGGCGTAATTCACAATGTTAGTGCCATCCGTCGCTGAGATCACGAACGTACGGTCAATTGTGCCGTTGTAAGCATCCGCACGAAGCAAAAGAAGGTTTGTGTCGGCAGGATTCCATGCGGCTACAACCGTCATGCTGGTGGGCGCAGACTGAACCGGAATCTTGTCAGATTGACGCGAGCCAGCAACTGCAAAGTTGGCAACCGCATCGTCTTGACCAAATGCTGGAATTGCCTCAACCGGAACAAGATTGCCAGAGACAGCAATCGCGGAAGTCGAAGCGTAAACGCTAAGATTGGCCGTTGTTAAAACGGTTGGAGTAGCCCCCGGCTGGCAGTATAAGGAGGCTGAAAAGCCGGGTAAAACTTTATTAGGAAGAGCCATTTTTCACCTCACGCAGGAATGTCTAAAGTGCAATCAAGAACGATTTGATTTAATTTGCTGTCGTTGTCGTATGTGTGAAAGAGCCAATCTACATCGACCTTTGACACAAAAAAAAGTCCACCAAAAGTTCCCTGATACCCGTGTAAGGCATCCACAATCTGCTGCGCCTTACTAAAACAATTTGCCATCAACTGAGCAAACACCGTAGCCTGAAACACAGGTCTGTCTATACCTTTCACCGACTGTGGCCCTGTGTAAACCGGCTGATGTACATCTCTGAGCTGCCACGTTACAAAGGTCGGTTCGCTTGCAAAGTTACGGTTGAACACTGCATAAACTGGAGTCGGTGTACAAACTGTGACTAATTGCGCTTGTATCGCTTGAGCATAAACAACCGCGCTATTTTGCCCCATATCAGACCGCCACGCTAGGTTCGTTTCTGTAGCACATCAGCGAGACCCATTGCCTGTCATCGTGCTCGTAAACCTCTGCGATCCGCCAACTGTTACCTCGGAATGTAATGGAGTAATCCTCTTGATTATCCGAAATGGTCCGCATGTTTGGCGTGTAGTTCACAATAAAGTCCATCATGTTGTCGTACTGCCTGAACTTCTCTAACGTGCGAATCCGATTGTGAACCGACTTAGTTTTTGCTCGCGTCTTAAACCAAAGCGTCTCCACCGTCGTTTGCTCACCTAAATTCGTGATGGTGAACGACAGGTTGTTAATGCTTATCTCGTCGACGCGTAAGACCATTCTTAGCTCACATTACGAGTGGCTTGTACACGCGCAAAAGCTGATCCACTGCAAAAGGAATCTGCTTAAGATTCTCAGCGGATGTAGCCGAGCGATTGTTATACAAGTGAGTGAGAAGCATAAGACCGGCTTGCTTGACTACAGGATACTGACCGATCACCGAGCCTTGTAACGTGTACTGACAAAGCATCGGCGCAGTCATGTAGGTGTTGATGTTGTTGGGGACCTCAAAAAGAACAACTTTGTTCCCTGTTGGGTCGTAGTAATAGTTTGAGCTTGTGATCGTTGTTAAGACCGGAGGGTTCAAGTCGTTGTAATACTTGATCCAGTTTATCGTTACACCATTCTGCGAGACCTCGGGAAGATCAAGGCTTACAGGTGCGGCCATAAGCCCAGAGATCATGTAGGAAGCCTGATAGGTGACGTTAAAGATTGGAACGCCCAGATAGTCCTCAATCGCCATCCGTGTAGCAAGTTCTAACTGAGCAAGATAATCGTCTTGTGACTCATCCTGAAACAAATTCAACTGGTTAGTTATTTCCTCAAACGTCAGCCATTGAGTCACCGGATCACGGGTGCTCTGAATGACCTTCGAGTAGTTGAACGGGTTTCTGGAACCCGCTCCGAAGTTACCTTGCAGTTGTGATGGCATCTTAGGTTCCGATCAAACGTACACCGGCAGTTACATCACGAACGGTCGAGACCATCCGCTTTTCAGCATAGATCGTAATCGTTCCGGGCTGGGTCTGCTCCATTCTTTGAAGCGTCATCTCCGAGTGATCGACGATCCACATAAACCGAGGCCAGTTTGCAAGATAAATCGGAGAAGCGCCGATTGCGGGAGCATCCAAATAAGGATTAGCAATTACCGGCCAGCCCATAATATTTACACCGGGGCCTTCGTCCTTCTCGCCTGTCTCAACAAGTGCGTAAGAATTACCACCGTGAGCGTATTCCCTCAGCGTTGCAATAGCTGTCGGGTGCATCATCCACGCAGTTCCGGGCATTCTCCAAAATTGACCGGGAAGAGCATTAGCAACGTCCACGAGGCTTTCCCACTCAATGCCGCCTGAGTGTGTATAACCCACTGTATTAAGTGTGTGTATGCCCGCTGTAATGGCCGTTCCTGACGTTCCGTAAGCAGCGGATGATCCAGCAGTACCAGCGTACATTTTCAAGCCTCTAAGGCCGTTTGTCGCGCCCGTAGAGGTTGTTGTAGAGCCTGCCTGATCGTTATTGATTGCCATCGACGCAGCTTCGATCTGGCTAAACTCCATCGCAAGATCTTCGACAAGCGCCGCATCTAATCCGTTAATGTCATCCATCGCTGCGGCACGAATTGGCATCTGAGCGGAAATAACACGCATCGGAAGCTGCCAAATGGATGTGGCGATATTGGGTGAGCCTGAGTTCGCGTTAACCGTGTAGCCCCACGGATTGGTGGAGTTAGCAGCGTTACCTGTTTTAACGACAAACTGAATATCCGAGTCTGCCGTCATTGTCTGATTTGCATAAACCCGAAATGGGTTCCAATAACGCAGTGATGCAAAAACATCCTCGTTGTAAACGCGACCGCCAACCCCGCTGCCTGAGCCGGTTAGGGCTGAGGCTTCCGCGAGGTTGACAGTGCTTTTGCCCTCGTGGAGAGCCTTTTTCAAGCCTTCCAAAATAACCTGTTTCATAATCTCTC